ACTTTGTTGGGTGAGCCAATCCCCATTTAGGATAACGTATAACATAAGTGTATTGTAGTTTCCCTATTATTATTTCGCACACGCAATCCCTTCGATAAACGAGGGGGATTTTTATTTATAGTAGTTTTTTATAAAAGTATAAAAATAGGCTATTTTATGCATACAATAGTCAGTATATAGTCAGTTCAATCTTAAATTAGTATATCAAACATTGTAAATAAAGGCATTTTAAAATGGAATATAAACCTCTAACTATACAAAAAATACAAGCGATTCAATTAAATTCTTATAGAAAATTAGCACAATCGATTAGTGAAGATAATGAAGATAAATTTAATCATATAGTAAGTGAAGAAATGATGAATATTGCTAATGCTGATGGAATTACTTTTTATAATAAATCTTTAGAATTTAAAATTTTAAAAAATAGAAGTATGAATGTCTATTTAGGGGGAATGTCAAATAAAGAAATTAAGTTACCTCCAGTACCAATATTTGATGAATCAGGGAAACCAAATTTACAATTAATGGTTAACAAAACTCTTCATTCTAAAAAGAAAATAATAATTTCAGATGTTTATAAATATAATGGGAGATATAAACTTGAATTTCAGGGACCTAAAAATTTTGATAAAGCAACTGGATATAGAACTAAATCCATTTTGACAATGCCAATAATTGATTATGAAGGTAATGCTCAAGGCGTCATTCAAATTGTAAATGCTTTGAATTTTGAAACTGGAGAAACAATATCGTTTAATAAAAAAATAGTTTCAGACTTAGAAAATTTTACTAAACAAGTAGGAAGTTATATGAATCAGCGAAAACTTCTTAAGGATATGGAAAATTTATTTGAGTCATTGATTCAATTGATTGCTAAAGCAATTGATAAAAAATCACATTATACAGGGAAACACTGTGAGAGAGTACCTATTCTAACTGAAATGATTAGCGAAGAGTTATGTAGGCAAAAAGATGGGGCATTTAAAAAGTTTAATTTGTCAAAAGATGAAAAAAATGAACTTAGAATTGCAGCATGGCTTCATGATGCAGGTAAGATTGCCACGCCTCCTCATGTTAATGATAAAGCTACAAAATTAGAGAGAATTATTGATGGTATAGAACTTATAGAACATCGAATAGAAATTTTAAAAAAAGATGCTGAGATTGATTTTCTAAAAAAGAAATTTATTTTATTACAAAATGATGATAGTAAAGGCTTAGAAAAAGCTGAATTAATAATGAATAATAAGATTGAATTGTATAATAATTATATGGAATTGTTAGATGATGTTAATATTGGTGGTGAGCAACTTGAAAAAAGTAAAATAAATCATATTGATAAGGCTCATAGAGAGAAATTAGTTGTAAATGGGAAAACATTAAGTTTGTTGGATAATTATGAAAAAAATGCTTTGTCAATTCAAAGAGGCACTCTTGATGATAATGAAAGAAATAAAATAAATGAACATGTATCAATCACCTATGATTTGTTAAAAGAAATTCCTTTTCCCAATAATTTGAAAGATGTTCCAACTATTGCATCCAATCATCATGAAAAATTAGATGGAAGTGGTTATCCACTTGGAAAAATGGATAATGACTTATCTCTTCAATCTAGAATTTTAGGATTTTCAGATATATTTGAAGCTTTAACTGCTCCAGATAGACCATATAAGAAAGCAAATACATTAAGTGAATCATTAGATATTATGTATGAAATGTGTATAAGAGGTAAAATAGATAAAGAAATTTTTAAAGTGTTTCTTGATAAAAAATTATATATGAAATATGCATATAAGCATATACATAAGAATCAAATTGATAAAATTGATATTAATAGATATTCTTTTACTTAAATAGCCTTTTTTTAGCATACAATAGTCAGTATATATTCATAAAATTCAACCTAATTACAACCCTTAAAGGATAAATTAGGGGGTGTACCAACATAGAAAAAGGCTGGTACACATTCTAATATAATTTTTAAATTATAATATGAATAAGATTCTTTCAATATTACTATTTACATTTGGATTTTCTATTACAACAGATGATATCTATGATAATAGCTATGCATTAATTATTGGTATTGATAAATATGAAAATGTTCAGAAGTTAGCTTATGCTGCAGATGATGCTTTAGCTATGCAAGAAATGCTTATTGAGTCATTTAATTTCTCTAGCGAAAATATTACTTTGTTATTAGATGAAAAAGCATCAAAAGATAATATTATTAAAGAATTTTCAAATATTGCATTTAAAGCACAGGAAAGTGATAGAGTTTTAATATTTTTTGCAGGGCATGGTGAAACGATGGAATTACCTGAAGGTGGTCAAATGGGATATTTAATACCAGTAAATGGAGATGCTGATAATTTATATTATAGCTCTATTGCAATGGATGAACTTAAACGTCTTGCACTAATGTCCAAAGCAAAACACATGCTATATTTAGTTGATGCATGTTATGGTGGTATTGCAGCTGTTGGAAGTAGAAGCTTAAGTACTAATTCTCTAAATTATATAGAAAAAATAGTTTCTGATCAGGGGAGACAGATAATTACTGCTGGTGGTAAAGGAGAGCAGGTAATTGAAAAGAGTGAATGGGGACATAGTGCATTTACTTTAAATTTGAAAAGAGGGCTTCAAGGTGGTAGAGCAGATTTAAATTCTGATGGCTATATAACTGCGAATGAGCTTGGAATGTTTTTGAGTGAAAAGGTAACTATTGATTCTGAGAATCAGCAGACTCCTCAATATGGTAGAATGACTTCTCAAGAAGGTGAATTTGTATTTATTAATAATAAGACAAAAACTATTAAAGGTAACGATGAAATAGAAGAAGTTAAAAAAAAGTTATCTCAAACAACACTCCCTGTCCAAGGAAAGGTATTTAGTCAAACATTAGGATTTCAATTAAATGAAATAGGTGAAAAAGGTCAATTAGAATTAATTCCAATTATTACTTATCGTAAGGATATCAAATCGTCATTATTTTTTGAATTAGGTGCAGGCTTTATATCAGAAAATGACCATTCAAAATTTTCATTAAATATTGATTTATTCAGAACTTTTCTAAAAATTAATAATATTAATTTTACCTTTGGTCCAGGTGTTAACATAATCTATAAAATATATGATAATGCTTCAAAAAAAGGTGGTCGTATTGGTTTGGGTTTTGGCATCGAAAATACAGCAAATAATAAATTTACAAAGGGACATTTATTTTATTTTGGTCGTTTTTATTATCCATCATACTATATAAATACAAAAAATTCCACGATTGGTGGGTCGATTGGGGTTATGCTACAATTTTAGTGTATGTTATCTAATCCAACTTTAATGAGCTGCCAAGCGAAAAAAACATTGTAGAACAATGTAAGAAAGTGAGCAAGATCAAAAATTAATATAACAGAGAGTTATAACTTTAAGTAGTTAGTTAAATACTAACTATCTCCTTATTATTAAAAGCCTGCAGTCATAACTGTGGGCTTTTTTGTGTTTATTAAGATTTTCAACCTAATTACAACCCTTAAAGGATAAAGTAGGGGGTATAGCAACATAGAAAAAGGCTGGTACACATTCTAATGTATTTTTTGTAAGTTTAGGTATTGTCAATACAGTTTAATCAAGGATTGAAATGAAGAAATTTATATTTATAATATATATTTTAGTTACAACCCTTCAAGGGGAAGGCATTGATTCTAAACAGCATAAATTGACAATTTATCCAGAATTAGTAGGTTTAGGTGGAGCTCCTTCAATCAATATAGAGTATAACATTAATGATTATAGTATAAGGGCAGGCATTGGAATGATTATTATGCAAGCAATTATTCATCCTATGGTTATATATAAAACATATGGAATTAATGAAATTGGTTTTGGGTTAATGTTTATGGAAGATGGAACAGGACAAGACCACTCGATTGGAACTATGGGTTCTTATAATTTAAAAATAAAATTGAATAAAAGAATATTTATACGTCTTGGGATATCAGGTGGGAATAATAAAGCATTTTTTGGATATAAAAACTCTGGTTTTGGAACATTACCAACTATTGGTTTTGGATTTAACTTTTTATAGAAAATTAATTTTTCAATGAAAAAACTACTACTAATAGTATTACTTATTGTTGGATGTGGAAATCATCTAATTTCAAATGTTTCATCTTTATTGATTGATATTTTTGTTCTTGATGATAATTGCAAGTCAATTATTTATAAATATAATGATTTACAAAAAGAACATAAAATCTTAATAATAGAATATGAACAGATAAAAGATTCCAATGATGCATCAGAAGATGTATTAGAAGACTATAAAGATAGAATCTTAGACCTATCTTTTCAAATTGATGATCAGCATAGAATTTTAAACTTATGCAATGGTGGCAAGACTACAAATTATATTAATTCCTCATATAATTAGTACTTCCTAAATAAATTTTGTAGTTTCCTTACAGTCAATTTGGGCAAGCTAATCCCCATTTAGGATAACGTATCACATAAGTGTATTGTAGCTTCCCTATTATTATTTCGCACACGCAATCCCTTCGACAAACGAGGGGATTTTATTTATAGAAGTTTTCACAAAAGTGCTGAAGTAGCCTATTTTAGGCATACAATAGCCAGTATATAGTCAGTGAATTTTCAACCTAATTACAACCCTTAAAGGATAAAGTAGGGGTGTACTAATATAGAAAAAGGCTTACGTACATTCTATTATAATTTTTGTAAGTTTAGGTATTGTCAAAACAGTTTAATCAAGGACTAAAATGAAGAAATTAATATTATTATCTATTTTGTTAGCTACAATTCTTTTTGGGAATGGCATTGACTCCACACGACATAAATTAACAATTTATCCAGAATATGTAGGTTTAGGTGGAGTTCCTTCAATCAATATAGAGTTTAATATTAATGATTATAGTATAAGAACAGGTGTCGGAATGATTATTATGCAAGCAATTATTTATCCTATTGCCATATATAGAACATATGGAATTAATGAGATTGGTGTAGGGTTAAATTATATGGATTCTAGTTTAGGAAAATCAATTGGTGCAGGGTTTGCTTATAATTTAAAAAAAGGTAATAAAAGAGTATTTACACGTCTAGGGATGTTGGTTATGTACCAAAGAGATTTATTTGGAGATAAATATTATGGTTTTGGAATATTACCAACTTTTGGTTTTGGATTTAACTTTTTATAGAAAATTAATTTTTATATGAAAAAACTACTACTAATAGCATTACTTATTGTTGGGTGTTCAATTGAACCAGTAACTGATATTATGGTGGCAATAAATCCTGAGAGTTATGAATGCTCAATTTATGGATATGCAAATATATCTAGTAATATTAATCAAATTTTAGAATTTGAAGACTCATTATCAGTATTAGTAGAAGTTGGTTTTGGAGATAAAAAAAAGCATAATGTAAATCAAGCAATAAATACTTGCGAAAATGCCTATAATGATGGATATGTATATTATTCAGCAGATAGCCTAATAGGTATATTTGATTCTTGTAATTGTTTAGAATAGTACTTGCTAAATAAACTTTGTAGCTCCCTGCAGTCAACTTGGGTGAGCTAATCCTCATTTAAGATAACGTATAACATAAGTGTATTGTAGCTTCCCTATTATTATTTCGCACACGCAATCCCTTCGACCAACGAGGGGGTTTTTATTTATAGAAGTTCTCACAAAAGTGCTGAAGTAGCCTATTTTAGGCATACAATAGTCAGTATATAGTCAGTTAATAGTTTTCAATAGTATAGATTTAGAGGATTAATCTATATTTGTATTTATAGGTCAATTGTTGTAACTTTTATATTCAATTGAGGAGGTTCAATGAGGAAAATAATTTCAATTACATTTTTTTCACTTCTTTTTCCAATAGTTGGTGGTTGGGAGGTCGATCCAGAATGTCCTGAGTGCAAATATCCATTTAATGTAAGTTTGCAAACGTATGAATATTATATACTATCAGCATTACAACCTGACTTACCTACTTTATGGGACGGACATTTTTGCCAAGGAGCATTAATTGATAATAATTGGGTATTAACTAATGCTAATTGTGTTGATATTGTTGAAAATAATATGCATATTTGGGCAGAAGTTGGTTTACATAATATTAATGATGAAATTTCAACTCAAGCTGATTCAATTGCTATAAGTAATATTTATTTTCATCCTAATTATAATCCTGAAGAGCCTTGGCATTATAATTATGCACTATTAGAATTATCAAATAATAGTGCATATGAACCAATAAAATTAATATCTGATTATAATCATGAAAATATTGGTAATCCAGTTACTTTAATGGGTTGGGGAGCACGTTCATGGGCCTTTTCTTGGATACATGCTTATTTACTTTTTGAAAATAATAGTACAATAGGTGAGTGTTTAGATGGTTGGAATGGAGATGAATCTTTGTTATGCCTAAATCCATGGGATTTAGATGATTATGAAGATTGGGGAATGGAAAATATTTTCGAAGAAGGCTTCCCTGGTGGTGGGTGTAATGGAGATGAAGGAGCTTCATTAATCATGACAAATGATGATGGTGAATATGAATTATTAGGACATTATTTTCTTGGGTGTATACTTGATTATCCTCACCAAAATAAATTTTCGAGAACATATATAGTTAAAGATTGGATATACAGTTATATTGGATATCCTGATACAGATAATGATGGTGTAGATGATGTTAATGATAATTGCCCGGAAGAATATAATCCATATCAATTAGATTATGATAATGATGCGCAAGGGAATGTATGTGATTTAGATGATGATAATGATGGAGTTGAGGATATTAATGATAATTGTCCAGAAGAATATAATCCATCCCAATCTAATTTTGATGGAGATGAGCAAGGTGATGTATGTGACTTTGATGATGATAATGATGGAGTTATTGATACCTATGATCCTAATGATAACGATGTATTTATTTGTGGTGATAGTGATGAAGATAACTGCGATGATTGTTCATCAGGAACCTTTGATATCAATAATGATTGCCAAAATATGAATTGTGATGGAAATTTAATTGAAATTGTAATTAATAGCGAATCTCCTTCTAACATAGTCTGGACCTTAGAAGAAGAAGTAGATGCATATCAAGGATGGTTTACTGAATTTTTAAATGGTGATTCTAGTGGGCAAGTATTTTGTGATATAGAAACTAAACATTCCTTTTTATTTAAAATATATAATGATAATGATGGAATTTGCTGTAATGGTGAAAATAGATCATATGATATATTAATTGATGGATGCTCTATGGTAGATATTATGGATGCTTATGCATACACATATATTCCTGAATATTATAATTTTAATTATAATGAATATATGGCCCTTCGATTTTCTGACCAAGGGACACTTTTGAATTCAGGTGAAAATTTAAATTTGATACAATTTTCAGAAGAAAGTGATGTTAATCAAGATTGTTTATCTGAGTTTTATATTAATCCTATTAATGGAGCATCAATGAATTATTCATGGGGGTATTTTGAAGGAGGTGAGCTATATTGTCAAAATAATACACCAGCCTGCTTTGGCATATATGATAATAAACTGATTGCAAATTTTAATGTAGGAATAGAAACAATCTTTTTTAAACATGATGGTTGTATAAAAGGCTATACTAGTATCGAATTAGCTGATTTTCTTCAAGAAGAATTTATATATTTTAAATGGTGGGGAGAAGATGTTGATGATGACTGTTATGAAGATGATTTAGATAATTGTTCTAGCGAATATAATCCATATCAATCAGATTTTGATGGAGATTTACAAGGTGATACATGTGACTTTGATGATGATAATGATGGAGTCGTCGATGTGTATGATTCTAATGATTATAATCCTTTTATTTGTGGAGATAGTGATGAAGATGGGTGTGATGATTGTTTTTTTGGGAGTTATGATCCCTCTAATAACTGTGAATGTAATTTAGGGGATTTTGATTGTAATGGGCAGATTAATGTAATCGATATAGTAATGATTGTAGATATAATCCTTAATAATAGTTATGATTTTGTATCAGATATAAATGAAGATGGTTTATTAAATGTTATCGATATTGTTATTCTTATCGATATTATTTTAAATCCTTAAACCCATTTCTCCAATTACTCTTTCCTAGCCCAATTAGCATATATTTTAGTGGTTTTGATACTACGATGATCAAGTAGTGTTTATAGCACTTCCTAAAAAGTGCTGAATTAGAATCTAAACTTAAATTTTATATGCAGCAGCAGCCTTTAATGTTTGATTAAAAGTGAGCAAGATCAAAAATTAATGCAATAGAGAGCTATAACTTTAAGTAGTTAGTTAATGCTAACTATCTCCTTATTATTAAAAGTCTGCAATCATAATTGTGGGCTTTTTTGTTTCTAATAGAATGTTCAACTAAATTACAAGCCTTAAAGGATAAAGTAGGAGGTGTGCCAACATAGAAAAATGCTCACACGCATTCTAATATAATTTTTTTAGTATTTTTTTGTAAGTTTAGGTATTGTCAATACAGTTTAATCAAGGACTAAAATGAAAAAATTAATATCAGTAAGAGGTGATAACAACTTTACAAAATGGCGAGGTGGTGATGTTTCAAGATTAGAAGCATTAACAGATGCAGTTTTTGCAATTGCAATAACACTTCTAATTGTTTCTCATGATGTTCCACGTGATTATGCTCATTTTAAAAGTGTTATGTGGGGATTTTTTGGGTTTGGTGTAACATTTGTTGCATTAATTGCAATTTGGTATAATACTTTTAAGTTTCATCGTAGATATGGTTTAGAAGATGGCTATACGATTTTTTTGACAACATCATTAATTTTTTTAGTGTTATTTTATATTTATCCATTAAAATTTATGGCTCAAATTGTAATTAATGAACAAATATTAAAAAATAGTTTTGGAATAGATTTTGATGTTGGTTTCACAGGAAATATAGATGCTTCACATTTATTTTTAGTTTATGGAATTGGAGTTTTTTCAATATGGTTTATCCTTGGTTTAATGCACGTTCATGCATATAGAAAAAGAAAAGTATTGAAATTAGATAATAGTGAATTGGAAATAACTACTGATGCAATAGTCGCTAATTTTATAGTATCTTTAGTTGCAATTTTATCAATTTCTGCCACTTTACTTAATATTGCATATATACCAGGCTGGATATATTTTTTTATATCTCCATTAATATTTATAGCTTTATTAATAAAAGGAAAGTATTTTAAGGTTATTTAATTATTAAGCAAACAAGGTCAAAAATTAATATAATAGAGAGCTCTAACTTTAAGTAGTAAGTTAATGCTAACTATCTCCTTATTATTAAAAAGTCTGCAGTTATAACTGTGGGCTTTTTTATTTTATAGTAGAGTCAGTATATAGTCTTACAGAATTAGATAGAATTACTAATTATACAATAATAGTAATCACTTTTAATTGATAATATTTTTGATGTAACTAAATGCAACATACATTGTCTATAACATTTAACATTCAATATAATACAATATGTTAAAAATGCATAT